ATAGGCACAGGGCACCGAAACCTCTCCTTCTGACAACCAAGCGTAAATCTGGAGAACAGGGTAGACGATAGCCACACCATCGGCCCTAGCAATCGTCTGCACACTAGAAAACCTCAAAAGACCAAGGCTATCGGAGAACGTGTTGCCTCCGCTAATCTGAGCCGCGGTGGAAACATAATCGATGATCGGCAGCTCAAGCTCGACTGCCGAATCACCGTTGAAATCAAACAACACATGATTAGTGGCGACTTGCGACAACTTGGTCACGGTGAAGCTGTACACCGGCGGCGACGGGGTCAGGGACGCCACACCCAAACCGTACATGTACGGCACATTCGACCCCGTAAGCCGAATGTGCAACTTCCCCTTCACGTACTTGTAATTCGCCAGTTTGGCGGCGACACTCGCCGTCCCAATCCACGACGTCCACGGATGCATCGACAAATCGTAGCTGGCCGCGGTTGTGAAGGTGCCGATGCGCACTGGTCTAGCGAAGTAGTTGGAAATCGTGTCATCCCGTACTCCACGCAAGATGTTGACATCGTCAACAGCCTTAGCATGATGTTCGGGCACTTCAGACACGAAATCAGTGGTGGCCAAATTGGCCCCCCCGCTCTCTACCACTACGGGGGTTGGATTATTTACAGAAACCGAAACTGAATACAAAACCCACAGCATTACACCGTGGGATGCACCGCCAGTGAACGGGCATTTTAGCGACGGGTCACGTACCGCCCCAGCCTGTCGGGCCACGAGTGGTGTTTGCCGGGATTGCCGGCGAGGTACACACACCAAAAACCCCGATAAGTACATAAGTTCAACGCTATGTGCATAATGTTACTCCACGCGTGCACGTGCTCCGCTAGTCACACGCATCGCCGCTGCGTAAGGCGCTACCTCCATGCATTTAAAGCCAGCATAGTAGGCGACTCCGCTTAAATCACATCGAATTCTTCCGCCCACGGTGCCACCAAACGACGCGACAACGCTTCGCGCCAAATGTCATCGTACGACGGGACCGATTTAACCGGCACGTGGTAAACGTCGCGCACGTAGTCAGCAAACGCGCAAACAGCTTCAAATCTCTCGCGCCCATGCTGCCACGCCTCGTAGCGCGCCGAATACAACGTATCGGCCCACTGCTGCAAAACGTGTTCAGCCGGTTCGTACATGATCAAACTACGCGCAATCGACTCGACCGCCAAAGGAGCTAGCATGTAATCTCCCAACACCACAGGCGTCGGCACTCTACCGCGCTTCAAGAATCGCAACTCGCAAACGTCGGACACGAAGGCTATTTTCTGGTTCTTCAATGTGCCATGCGTCACGTGACCGGCGAACTCCCTAAACGCCGCGGTCAGCGCGTCCGCGGAACATGCCAATTTCCAACCTACCGGCACGCTCAAATTCAAATCGTCGCCGTACGTTAACACTTTGATCGCCTTTCGCACAGCGTAGACGTCGGAACCGACACACTTCGCGAGTGCACACACCACGCGGAGATAGTTGATCACCGAGTTGAATTCGGTAGTCCCCCACATGCCACTCGGGGTAGTGGCTCCAAAAACCACTAACTCCCCACGCGAATAGTACGGCATACGCAACACCGTCCACAAACACGTCGAAGCTGCGCGAACATCGCGCGAAGACCATCCCAACGCGCGCGCGATTGCGCGCACCAAACGACACACTAGGACCCATTCTTTGCTTCGCGCCGACGCATCGAATCCTTCATAATCGATATCAGCGACCAGGCGATCCCCATCGCTTGACAAATGTCTGGCCAACGCCGACCAATCAGGCCCATCCCAAGCATTAACGCCGACGCAACACCCTACATGGCTCACCGAACCCGCGACCAACAAAAGAAGCGGGGCCAAAAAGGTGCGCAAGACCAAAAACATCGGAAAACAACACCAGTGTATCGCTCTGGTCAGCTTGCCGACAGGCAGAGCCATATTGGGCTTCCACGATTGCCTCCCAAAAACCGCC